TTGAGGCAGGTTTGCTCTCAAGTCCTAAGTGGTCAGGTGTCAAAGTCCAAGGTGGACAGACTAGAAAAGTTGATGATGTTTATACTCGGTTGGTAGTGATGAAAGAGGCTATAGAGCAGGATACTAAAGAGGTCATTAACAGAAAACTTGAACTTGGTAGAATGATCAACAGGCTTAAAAATCCCAAGCACAGGGCGGTATTAAGAATGACTTACATCAACAAAGGCACCGCTGATAGCGTTTGTTATGATTTGAAGATGAGTCGTACAACCTATTACAGGTTAAAAAATGAGGCGGTCTTAGCTTTGGAAGAAGTCATCTAACCTCATAGTGATCGTATGGGACTTTTTGGAACAGCACGGTTCTAAAAATCTGTTAGAATGGTAGTGTCAAGAATTGAAAAGAGAGGTCTCAGAATTTGGTAGATGGTTACCTGAAATCAGGGTGTCGTAAAGGCATTGAGGGTTCGAGTCCCTCCCTCTATTTCGTTCATTGACGTCTCCTTTATACTTTATTATATTTTTCCGAGGCTTCGGTCTCGTTTTGGCGGTGACAGGCAAGTGGTTTCTCTCCTATGTTTCCCTTGGTTCGATTCCGGGCATCGCCGTTAAAGACTACAAAAAAATAAAAAAAGGAAAACTTTCAAATTGATTACTAATTAACACGCAAGTCTGTAGTCTACTTGCAGAAAGGTCGCACATCGTGTGGCTTTTTTTGATTATTTGAAAAGGGGGTGATGGAAAATGAACAATAAACAGAAACACTTCGCTGATGAGTACATCATCAGTAGAAACGCAACACAATCTGCAATAAGAGCAGGGTATTCTGAAAAAACAGCGAGGTCTATAGGACAAAGATTGTTGACAAAAGTTGACATTTCTGAATACATTAAAAAACGTACTGAAGAACTTTTTGACGAACGTTCGATGTCAATCGCAGAAGCCTTGGCAATCTCTGCTAGTATCGCTAGAGGGGAAACTCAACAAGGGTATTCTAAAAAAACTGTAAAGACTGCTGAAGGTGTGGAGGTATCGGAAACGACTTATGAATTTACTCCAACGATTGAAGAAAGACAGCGGTCTCTAGACCACATATTCAGAGTGAACGGGGCTTATTTAGAGAGAAAAGAAATCGAGATGTCTTCGGCTGTTCAATTTGTTGATGATATAGGATTTGGCGATGAAGCGTAGAATGAGCGAGTTTATTCCTAAGGCTTTTTATCCCATGTGGCGTGCAGCATTCGACCCTAAAATCTTACATGTAGTTGAAAAAGGCGGGCGCGGTTCTGGTAAGTCAAGCGACCTAGGGCATACTATCATTCAACTGATTATGCGCTATCCAGTCAATGCCGTGTGTATTCGTAAGACAGATAATACGCTAGAACAATCGGTCTACGAGCAATTGAAATGGGCGATTAGTGAGCAAGGGGTTAGTCATTTATTTAAGATTAATAAATCCCCTTTGAAGATAACCTATATCCCAAGAGGGAATTATATTATCTTCCGTGGTGCACAAGATCCAGAGCGTATCAAATCCTTGAAAGACAGCCGTTTTCCATTCGCAATCGGCTGGATTGAGGAGCTTGCTGAGTTTAAAACTGAAGATGAAGTAAAGACAATCACCAACTCACTCCTACGTGGAGAATTGGCTGATGGTCTTTTTTATAAGTTCTTCTACTCTTACAATCCTCCGAAAAGAAAACAGTCTTGGGTAAATAAGAAATATGAAAGCGTCATACAGCCTCCTAATACCCACGTACACCATTCAACTTACTTGGATAACCCATATATATCCCAAGCCTTTATAGAAGAAGCAGAGGCTACGAGAGAGCGTTCAGAGAAGCGTTACCGTTGGGAGTATTTGGGCGAGGCTATCGGTTCGGGTGTAGCACCTTTTGAAAATCTGGTATTCCGCAAGATTACAGATGAGGAGATAGCAAGGTTTGATAACATTCGGCAAGGGAATGACTTTGGATATGCTAACGATCCTCTGGCTTTTGTAAGATGGCATTATGACAAAAAGAAACGTGTTATCTACGCTATCGATGAGATTTACGGCGTAAAGATTAGCAACCGTGAATTAGCTGAAAGAATCCGTGAGAAAGGCTATCAATCTCAGATGATAACCTGTGATAGCGCAGAACCTAAGTCAATTGATGAATTAAAACTGCAGCTGAATATTCCACTTGTCCAAGGTGCTAAGAAAGGTCCTGATAGTCGTGAGTATGGAGAACGCTGGTTGGATGATTTGGATGCTATTGTGATAGATCCAGAACGTACACCTAACATTGCAAGAGAGTTTGAAAGCGCCGACTACGCCGTTGACCGTGATGGAAATCCTAAGCCTAAATTAGAGGAAGTAAACGACCACACAATCGACGCAACTAGATATGCGTTTGAAGACGATATGAGACAGCCAGGAATATCATTCTGGTAGGAGAAGGAGAAATGTTGAGTAATTGGTTTAAATGGTTAATCAGGCGGTTGTTGATTAAGAATACAACCCAAAATGAAATACTAGAGATTGAGATAAAAGAACACCAGAATTCTGAGAAAGTAAGCACAATGAAAGAGGCTTACAACTACTATCGAAACCGCACGGATATCCGAAATAAGAAAGTAGATGTAGACTGGCGGACGAACTCAAGGATTGAATTAGGGTTGTTTAAGAAGTTAGTAGATCAGAAGGTTGGTTATTTGTTTTCGAAACAGCCGACAATCTCGCTTGAGGGAGAAGAATCACAAGACTTTTTAGACAGCGTGTTTGACGAGGACCTTTTATCTACGATTAAATCACTCGGTAAGGAAGCGGTGATGAAAGGGATAGCTTATGGATTGCCTTATTACGACGAGAACGGCCGTCTACGCTTGTTTAAAATCCCAAGCGAACAGATTATCCCTTTTTGGAAAGACGAGCGTCATTTGGAATTATCTGCCTTCGTGCGTGTCTATAATCAAGCAGTCTACGAAAGCGGAGTGAAGAAGACCAAAACATTTGTAGAATACTACGACGAACAAGGAATTACAGATTATATCTGGACAGGTTCACACCTTGAACTCAATCCGCTATCCAAGGAGACCAAGGGGAATTTTTATTATGTCAACGCAGACGGCACACGGATTCCTTACACTTGGGAAAAGGTCCCTCTGATTCCATTCCGTTACAACGAGTATGAGGATGGTCTTTTAGTCCAAACCAAGTCTCTGATTGATAATATTCAACTTCAAATGTCTACTAATGCTGATATGTTGGCAGATATGCCGAAGTTGATTTACGTTTTGAAAAACTACCAAGGCGCAGACTTGGGCGAGTTCATGAATAATCTGAATAAGTTCCGCTCTATCAAGGTTTCTAGTGATGGTGGTGTAGATACCCTGCAAGCAGACAATGATACTAGCGGAGTTGAAGCAGATATTGAACGCTCACGTAAGTTCTTGTATGAGGCTGCACGAGCCATTGATACCCAAGATGATAATCTAGGCAATGCAAGTGGTCAGGCTCTTAAATGGCGCTATACAGACCTTGATTTAGACTGTAATGAGCTAGAAAATGAGTTTCAAAAAGGTATTAAGCAATTTCTTTGGTTTGTAGAACAGTATGCAGCTAACAAAGGAGTAGCATTTGACGCATCTAAATTTACTTATGTCTTTAACCGTGACATCATTTCAAACGAGTCTGAAGCTATTCAAGATTGTGTGAACTCAATCGGTATCTTAGACGACCTAAGTATTCGTGAACAACATCCGTGGTATCAACCAGAGGTTGAGAAACGATTGAAAAAACAACAGGAACAAGGACAAGATCCATACTCTCAGACCAATTTCAAAAAGGTAGAGGATGACGATGACGACCAAGGACAAGAAAAAGATAGATGAGTACTGGACTGAACGTGCTTTACAACAGGAACACAACGCTCAGATAGTAGCGGATAGGTACATGGCCCAGATTGGCCAATCTTTAGCAGACTATAAACATCAGCTGATTTCTGAGATTGAGAAGTTCTATGCGAGGTATGCAGTTGATAACAAGATGACTCATGCAGAGGCTAAGCAATATCTGACGGATAAAGAGCGTAGAGAATTTAAGCATGTAACCCTTGAAAGGTTCCGTGAGATGGCCTTGAATCCTGACACACCGACTCCTTTGTTGGATGCCTTGAGCTACCGCCATCGTATCAGTCGCAAGGAGGCTTTGCTGGCCGAAATTGAGCGTCTGACGGCTGAGCTATACGGAAAGCCAGACGGCATACATGACAAGGTTACAGAGGCTCTGAGCGACATCTACATCAAAGGTAAAATCCATCAAGCTAAGAACTTGGCACACTTCGGAATCATAGAGAAACCAATATTGGGTGTAGATGCGGTTAAGCATAAGATGGGGAGTAACTGGAGCGGTAGAACGTTCTCAACGAATGTGTGGGGGCATGATGCAGCTGTTTATAAATCTATCAGTGATACAATCAATAAAGGCCTAACAGGTGGCTGGTCTATTGATAGAATGGCTAGGGCTCTTTCTGAGCGTACAGGAGTCGCCTATCATCGAGCAGATACGCTTGTCAGAACTGAGACGACCTTTTACAATAACCTCGCGACGCTAGATACTATTAAGGAATTAGGTGGCGACCACTACGAAATTGTAGCGGTATTAGACAGTCGTACAAGTGAGATTTGCCAGTCAGAAAATCATAAGGTTTATCCTGTCAAGGAATATGAACCAGGGCGAACCGCACCGCCTTTTCATGTTCGTTGCCGTTCTACCATCAGGCCTGCAGTTAAGTCTGATAAGCCTAGTCCTTACTTCAATATCTTGCAAAACGACGGCTCAGTAAAACTAGCCACTGAGCAACGTTCTCTGGACGAAATCTTTGCAGGATGGGAGCGTGAAGGGGAAGCTGTTCTTAGGGGTGTTAAAAAATCCAAAACTGTGTCTACCCCATCTGCTTCTTATCAAGAATTTAAAAAAGACATGACCTTTGTTTATGCTGTGTCCCGTGATAAAGACGATATATCTAAACAAGAGTTGACAAAGATGTTAAAACCTCACTATTCTCTAGGTAATTTATTTAATCATGATTTGTTTGGTGATTACAGTAATAGAGAGGTAATTATTCCTAACCACATGATAGCTTACGCACTAACTAAACATAGAGATCAAATTCATTTACAAGAGTTTTTCAAGATAAAAGAGGTAATCGAAAGACCTGATTTTGTTTCTGAGGATATATTAGGAATGAATAACGCATTCTTACTAAATAAGAAGGTTGACGAAAATAGATTTATTGAAGCAGGTATTGAAGATAAAAATGGTCAATTCATTTTTCATTTTATGGTTAGAAACAAAAATAAAAATAATAAACGATTAAAAAAGATTATGAAAAAATCGAAAAAATATGACATTATTGATCAAAAGGTGTATAATATAGATAAAGAATAGAAGTAGAGAAATATCGGGAACTACGCACCCTTTGGGTATCTGAAAAGCGGGGAATTCCCGTCCCGCCTATTCCAGCACCTAGAGAAATCTAAGTGCTTTTTTTGTACTCAGAAAGGATAAAAAATGGATACAGCAAGAATTGGGATAACTAACGTAGGATTTTCAGGATCAAGCGAAAATGACTCAGCGATAGTGAAATTAGAGTTAAATATTTATGGGACGGATACGTTCAGTGTGATTGAGTTACTACCTAGATTATTAACCGACATTCATTCATTATCGTATAAAGTTGATTGATTGTGACATTAAAAGGAGTAAAACATGTTTATTTGGGATTTAGTATCAATTTTATTAGGTTGGATTATATTTTTTGCGTTAATTTTGTTCGCAATAATTAAATTATTTGAAGTGATTTCAACAGTCATTTCAACTCTAAAAGTCGGAATTGAATACAGAAAGAAACTGAAACAATTGAAAAATAAATAACCTAACCGCGTCGAAATCGAGGCGGTTTTCTTATGCTCTAACCGTATGGAATTACGTACGGTTTTCTTTCGCCCTGAGCATGGCGTTAAAAGGCTTTTTTACTTTACCAAAATGTCGTGGTCGTTGCCACGTTAAACAAACGTACAGGAGGAAAA